GCAGACCCTGGCACAACCCGCACGGTACTAGAAGCAATTCAGACTGCTGAGTTCACAGAACAGGGCGCCTTTTACATTGACGAAAATAGCGTTGCAACTTTCAAAGGTCGTCAATTCGTCTATGATGCCCAAGCGGCTAGTCCAACAGTATTTAACCAAACTGGCACAGGGATTAACTATGCAGGAATTACCTTTGCACTCGATGATAAGACCATCGTTAACAAGGCAACTGTGACCCGAATCGGTGGCACAGCACAGACTTACTCTGATGCCACATCGATTGCCCAATACTTTACACGATCTATCACAGCTACAGATATGCTCATGCAGACTGATGCCAATGCCCTAAGTCTTGCAACTGCCTATGTCGATTCTCGCAAAGAAACATCCATCCGCATCGAAACAATAACCCTAGATTTAATGACCCCATCATATTCAGCAGGCATTACAGCAGCTTTAAGCCTTGATTTCTTTGACACGGTAGACATCACCAACGAGCAACCTGGTGGATCAACTATCCAAAAGAAACTCCAAGTGCAGGGAATTGCTCACAACATCACCCCTAACACATGGACAACCACAATCGCTACACAGGAGCCTTTACTCGATGTTATGTACTAGAATTGACCCTATGAAAGAGGTGTGCTAATGGCTGTTGGATTCCCAGCAAAGACTACTTATGCGAACGGAGATGTGTTCTCCGCCGATGACATTAACTCGACCAATGGAACAATCAACCTTCTTACTAGCGCACAATACGCCGCTGGCAAGAACCGCATAATTAACGGTGATTTTAGATTCAATCAACGCGGTTTTACAAGCAACTCAACAGACAACACTTATAATTTTGACCGTTGGGTTCAGGCTAATGGTGGCTCAACTGGAACACTTACTATTACGCCTCAAACCTTTACTCCTGGAACTGCTCCAGTATCAGGATATGAAGCAATTAACTATGTTCAATGTGTAACCGCTGCTGGTGCAAGCACTAACACTTTTGCTTTGTATAACCAATATATTGAAGATACACGAACTTTTGCAGGTCAAACAGTAACGCTATCTTTTTGGGCTAAAGCAGCATCAGGCACACCAAAGATAGCAACAGAAATTGGACAGAACTTTGGTAGCGGTGGCTCACCATCTGCTGCTGTTTATACTGCTGGTGGTTCAGTAACTCTTTCTACATCTTGGGCTAGATATTCAACAACAATATCTGTGCCATCTGTTGCAGGTAAAACCTTTGGAACAACAGCAAACACATCTTATTTAGGTGCAACCTTATGGCTTAGTTCAGGTTCTACTTTTAACACACGCTCATCATCTATTGGATTACAAAATGCTACTTTCCAAATATGGGGAGTTCAGTTAGAAGCAGGCTCAACAGCCACAGCCTTTCAAACCGCAACAGGAACTATTCAAGGTGAATTGGCTGCTTGCCAAAGATATTGGGCACAATCTTACGACAACGGAACTGTTGCTGGAACAGCGACAACAACAGGAGCGATGCAAATGATTGTGCCATCAGCAGGTACAGGTTCTTATTACATACCTGTTCGTTTTCCTGTGCAAATGAGAGTTGCACCTACTGTAACTTCTTACGATAACTTAGGAGCATCTGGAAAAGTATTCAAAGAGGCTGCGGGTAAAACTGCTGTAATTAGCAACAATGCTATAAATGGTTGCGCTATTGGTACAGAAGATGCAACAAACGCTAGACAACTTCTATTCTCTTGGACTGCGAGTGCTGAAATATGAGCTACACAAAAAAGACAACTGAAATTGGTTATGAATACATTGAATGGGATGATAACGGCGTTGTTCGTTTTATTCCGATTGATGAAGCAAACTCTGATTATCAAGCATATTTAAAGAGTCTTGATGAAGCCTCTACTCTGTAAAGCAGGGCAACAACTTCGTGAGCAGATTGATGATTCGTTCCCTGATCGCGATAGAAAGTCCGATGGTTGGATAGGCGATGCCGCACACTCCAATCGTAAGAGTGACCACAATCCCGATTCGTCTAACGGAATCGTCAGGGCTATTGATGTGGATAAGGACTTCGACTCACGCCCCAGCACAGGTGCTTATCTTGCCGACCAAATACGCGAGTGCGCCAAAGCAGGAGATAAGCGAATCTCATATGTTATCTATGCAGGCAAAATCGCATCAGCTAAGAAGTCTTGGCGTTGGCGTCCTTACGATGGGATTAACCGCCACGATCATCACATCCATATTTCATTCACTAAAGAAGGCGACCAGAACGGTAGCTGGTTTGATATCCCGATGCTAGGAGCAGATAGATGAACGACCTAAAAACAGCAGCAGGCTCATGGGCTAGAGCATTCTTAGTAGCAGTTCTCTCATTAGCAGCAGCAGGTGTAACAGAGCCAAAGGCGTTAATCGCTGCTGGACTTTCATCATGCTTGCCACCAATTATTCGTTGGTTAAATCCTAACGACTCAAGCTACGGCATTCAGAAATAATGAGTGCCCTTAACTGGGCGGCTCTAGCAGTTGCAGTTATCTCAATCGTCACAGCCTTTGCAGGATCAATTCGCTGGCTAGTGAAGCATTACTTGAATGAACTAAAACCTAACGGTGGTTCGTCAATGAATGACAGATTGAATCGACTTGAAGGGCGTGTCGAAACAATCATTTCTTTATTGGAGAGGTGACAATTTACACATGGCAAGAAAAGCAACTAAGAAGCTAGTGGATGAAGGCTATTCCAAACTAGATGCGTGGGCTATCGGTGTGCATGAAATGTATCGTGCATTACGCAGAGCAGGCTTCGATGTTGATTTGGCACTTGGCATAATTACAGAGAAAAACGCGTATCCGGACTGGATACTGCCTACTCCAATTAACCCAAATATCCCAGAGCCAGACTGGTATGACGATGAGGATGAATGAAGCGAACCGTAGTAGTTCCAGACTTACAAGTTCCCTATCACGATCCAATAGCAGTAAAAAATGTTGCAGCGTATATTAAAGCTGTACGCCCCGATTCTGTTGTCACTCTCGGCGATGAAATCGACTTACCACAGATTTCCCGATGGACAGAAAATACTCCAGGATGGTACGAACAAACACTAGCTGCTGATAGAGATGAAGCAGTTGAAGTTCTTTGGTCATTAGTTGAGCATGCCAAGCATGCCGCGATGATTCGCAGCAATCATACGGATCGTTTATATAACGTCATTATGAAGAAAATCCCAGCCTTTCTGGCTTTGCCTGAGTTGCGCTTCGAGAAGTTTATGAAGCTCGATGAACTAGGCATTACCTACCATAAAAAGCCCTACGCCATTGCTAGGGGCATTGTGGCAGTTCATGGCGATGAAGGAAGCGTCAAGCCCACACCTGGTCTCACAGCCCTTGAGGCGGCTCGTAGGCATGGTATTAGCGTGATCTGTGGACACACTCACAGAGCAGGTCAATCAGCCTTTACAGAGGCTTCAGGGGGCAAAATAGGGCGTATCCTGAGAGGCTGGGAAGGTGGGCATCTTATGGATGTCCGACAGGCTCATTACACTAAAGGCACGATGAACTGGCAGCAGGCGTTCATCATCATTGAGGAAATAGGGACAAATGTGCAGGTCAGCATCATTAACCTAGAGAAGGACGGTACTTTCGTTGTGTCAGGTAAGAGATACGGGCGCGCTCGGTAACGACATTTCTAGGGATATCGATGATCACATGGATGACTCAGAATTGTTACCGTTTCGTTATCAAAATACCCTTGACTCAGCCTAAATAAATGCAACACTAAAGCCATGAACACAGCAAAGCTCATCAAGGAAGAGTTCTGGACATTGGTTTGTGAGCATGGTTTTACTTGTGATTTTAAGACAAAAAAACTAGCTCTTCAATGGCAGGACGATTCTTCAATGTGGTGCGAAGAATGTGGTTCATAACAAACAACAATAAAAGGGGCTATAAATGATTCTCAATTCATTAACAATCTTAATAGTGGCAGGTGTTGGATTAATTGCCTACTTCTCATTCCGCTTAGGTCAAGAAGTTGGCTATGACGAGGGACTTGTCGATGGTCGCAAGGCTGTACGCAAGTATTACGAGCAGGTGGGTAAGTGAAAGCAACAGAGGCACTTATCAATGCAATCGACATCATGCAAGATCGTGGCAAGGTCTACGGTCATCCGAAAATCAATCAAGGTCGCATCGCTGCAAGGCTATCCTGTCTACTTGATTACCCAATCACAGACGCACAAGCTGCTCTTGCAATGGTCGAAGTCAAACTTGCCAGAATCACAGAAACCCCAAGCCACGAAGATTCTTACATCGATGCAATAGCCTATTTAGCAATTGCAGTCCAACTACAAACAGAGGCAGATGAACTTTATGTTTAATCTAGATGATTACGAAACAGTAGAAGTAAGACTAGAGAAGTTCATTAAGGACTTCCCAGATTTCCGCGTTGAAACGGAGTTAGTGAGTTTCCAGAATGACAGATACATTGTTAAAGCATGGCTTTATCGTACTTTCGCTGATAGCACGCCGTTCGCCAGCGGGCTCGCTGAGGAGACGATTAGCAGTAGAGGCGTTAATGCAACTAGCGCATTGGAAAACTGTGAAACTAGCGCGATCGGCAGAGCACTTGCGAATGCTGGTTACGCAAGCAAGGGTAAGCGACCAAGCAAAGAGGAAATGGTTAAGGTCGCAAGAACAAAGTTCGCAGACAAACCGAAAGAATATATCCCTGTCGTAAATGAAGCCGATCCCTGGACTATTAAAACAGTCGCAGCACCTACGACATCAGCAGAAGCAGTCGCTGTTGTGAAGGACATTATAGGCGGCACAACTGACAAGGATGTTCCTCGATGTCCTCATGGTGAAATGCATTGGGCACATGGAATGACAAAGGCGAACAAGCCTTGGGGTCATTTCAAGTGCATGGCAGCAGCTACTGGTGAAATGAATCGATGCCCTAAAGGCGAAGATGTAATTTGGTATGAGATAAGTCCGGAAGGCAACTGGCGACCACAAAAGGTAAGGGCATAACTATGGGCGAAATGGTAATCTTTGATGATGGCAC